AGCTTCTTGCCGGTCGCGGCGGTAATGTCATCATCGCCGTCCCAGGCAGTCCAGCCGGAAACAACTTCGCCAGGCAGCACGGTCGCTGCAGCGTCGCCGACTTTATAAGCCCAGCTCTCGCCGCTCTTCAGCGTGTAGCCGGTCACGGTCAGCGCGGTATCGCCAACGGCGGTTCCGGCAGCGGATACAACTGTCAGCGCCTTCAGGCCGTCAATGTTGAAGTCCGGCCGGACAACAGCAGGCGCCGCCTTGCCGGTGATCCCGGTCAGCCCGTCAATGGAGCTGCCGGAAGGCAGACGGTCGGTATAGACCACGCCACGGGTCACAACGCTGCCGGGCATGTCGCCGCTGGTGACCTCCACGTCCTCATACACGAGACCTTTGCCGGTGATCAGCGCACCAGCGGGAACGATCTTGCTGCCATCAGCCAGCGTAACCGCCTGTGAATGGTTTGCCGGGATCGTCATGGTTTCGCGGAGACAATCATCGTCCGCAAGGAAGAAACCAGCGGAGAATCCACGTCCATTTGTGCTATGGGTGAAACTCATGTTTTTTGCTCCTTTCGTCAATTCTGCTTGGGTGCTGCACCGAAACGGGCTTCATGCGCCTTGCGCACATAATCGCGGATTGTGTTGTCGTTGCCGCCGTTATCATCATTCGGCGGGTTATCTACGCTCTCACCCCTGCGACGCGTCGCCGTTTTGAAGCCGCCCCACTTGTCGTTGATGTCTTTCTTCAGGTCTTCCAGTCCGTCCAGCGTTCCATCATCCTTCAGCTTGATTTTGCTGTAGTCCGTGGCGTTGAGTACGGATTCGAGGGCCTTTTCGCTGATCTTTTCTTCGGTCAGCAGTTTCTTGTACGCCGCCTTTACTTTGGCGAGCTGGGCATCCTGGGCGATCTGTGTTTTGTAGCCTTCAAATTCCGAGTGTTCTTTCTCGTACTTGGCTTTCCAGTCGTCCTTCTTCAGTGCGTCCAGTTCCTTCTGGACTTCCGGCAGCTTTTCAGCGTCCTTCTGCCACTTCTCCGCATCCCGCTTGATGCTGTCCAGATCGTCCTTGATTGGATCAAGTACCGACCTATGCAGTGCAACGAGCTTGGTTGCGATATCGTCCGTGTGTGCATCGCCCAGAATTTCCCGGATTTCCTTGCGTCCGAATGCCATTTCTATTTCCTCCCACTTCTTCGGGGCCTGTTCTTCGGCCCTACGGAGTTTTTTGACCCCCGGCGGCAGTCCTTCGCGGCCGGGTACGATCTTCACATAACATTTTCGGGAAAAATCAAGCCACCGGAAAGGAAAGAAATGACAATTTTTCTCAAAATCATTCCCGTTTTTGTCAAAAATGCATAAAAAAAAGGCTGACCCGAAGATCAGCCATTCCGGAAAAAGAAAGTATGAGATGGAGTACATGGATATTATACCACAAATGGTATAATTGTCAGTTACTTGAAAGCGTCCGCAAATGTATCCTCGATAATTTGCCGTATTGTGCTCTGGTTACCTTCAATCGCCGGACGGAGAAACGGCTGCGCGTGCGTTCTATGCGTTCCAAGCTCCACATATATGGCATATTCGACATCTTTATATGGCGCTTTTCCGTTGCTGGTTCCGACAATTTCCGTATCGTTGGACTCTGCCTGATGATCCAGCGACGATTTCATATTGCCAGTGTCTACCGGAGCCAAATCCTGTGCCCAGCCAACAACTTGATCACCGACAATATTTAATGCTTCCCGTGTTGCTTTTTCAGTGCGAGCTAACACTTCAGCCTTATTGCTTTTGAATTTAACTTGCATCCTTCTTTTCCCGCTTTCTCTTTCGATAATACCGCTGCTGTTGTTCGCGTTTCATTTGCCTGATCTGGCGCTGAATCTCCACGTCCCCTAACTGCTGGCGTTTCATTTCGTACCATTGGTCATAGTCCATATACGGGATAACTTTCTTTTCCCATGTGCCGTCTGGATTGTATGTGCGGATATTCTCCCGCCGAACGTTGCGCGTATCATATCGATTATGGATCGTCCGCATAGCGCATCGGCAGTTACAGCGCAGGTGTGCAGGCGCTGCCGGATCACGAGGGAACCAGATTTCTTCCCCGTCTACCACAAAGGGCTGATCCTCCGGCACGCGTTTTCCATCCAGCTTCCGGTGCGCGTCTCTCGTCTTGAAATCGAGCGTTGCGCTCCATTCTTTCAGCGTTTCCATGCCCTTGCGCTTTTCTTCGCCCATCATGATATCTCGCCCGTATTCATGGGTGCCGGACAGAATATCATAGGCTCTGTCTGACATGCTGTTCCTGTTCCGGTTGGTTACCCGGTCGGCTGTTCGCTTCGCCAGCAGCCCGATGCTTACACCGATCAGGATATCCGCGAAAAGCGAGTTGGTGATAATCCGGCTGTTCCAGTTCTCGTCTTTGCGCTTGTCAAGGCTCTGGATCGGAAATATATCCGGGTTTTCCTCCATCCATTCTTTAATATCGTCTTCGTCCAGCGGATAAAGGCCATAATCCAGCCCGGTATCCATTTCTGCCTGATATGCTTCCCGGCTCAGCCCGTCCGCTATCATCGCGCTCGTCTTGCCGTTAATCGCTTCCACAGCTCCAAGGTTGGCTTCATACAGGCTCTTTGCGTAATCCTTCGCCTTTCGCCGGATGCCATTGCGAACCAGAATGTTAATGATCTCCTGTCGATACTCGGCTTCCGTCATTTTTCCGGTATCCAGCGCGTTTTTTGCCCGTCTGATTTCATCGTTTACGCTGTTCAGCATCCCGGAAAGTCCGTTTTCCAGTTCGTTCCTGGCGTTTCTATACAGTTTTTTTGTTTCGCGGTAGATGCTTTTCTGGGCGGCAGCAATAATGTCACTCATTCAGTTTATCACCCTCATTAAACCGGTCGCTGTCTTCCCCGTCCAGCCGGGCGAGGATGCCATCAATCTCGTCCAGGGTAATCCAAGGCAGCTTTTCAAGGATGGTCTGCCGGTCAAGCTGTCCGGCCGCCAGCATGATCATTTCCGTCTGCTCCTTCTGGTTGCTAACCCGGTTGCGGTTGAACGTCGGGACGTCGTCAATGCCTATCATGTCCAGAATCTTGCGGATAGCGGTGATAAGCTGGTACTCGAAGGCGTCTGCTTCTTCATCCATAGGCCAGTACGCCGCTTCGATGTGGTCATTTGTGCTTCCGGCCGTGATGATATGCACATCAAAACCGCCGAAATTCTCATACATCTGGTTTCTCAGCTGCGCAAGGCAGCGTTCCCGCGCTTCGTACGGGATTTCCTGCGTGTATGGCGTGATGCTGCTGTTCTCTCCGTCAACAACGGCCATATGCTGCAGCAGGAGACGATCGAGCAGTTGCCGTTTATCATCTTCCTGCATGCCCATTGCGCCGGATATCAGCCAGTAGACCTGCGCACAGTCTTTGATATCGTTAGCGAAACCGGAAAGCACCATATCGTATGCGTCAATCAGCGGCTTCAGGTTATCCAGCGCGCTGTCCCGGTTTTCCCCGGAATACAGCGGAAAGATTGGCAGCATGGTTACGTTGCCCTCTCCGGTGACTTCCTCTCCAAAGGCTTCGCTATTCTCGACTGTTTCAATGTACGGGCGAATATCGGTCACTTGTTTCAGCGCAGCGAGTCCGTATTCGCCTTCTTTGGTTTCATATCGGGTATAGCCTTCTTCCGTGTATAAAACGGCCGTAATTGGCCGCTTCCCCCAGTCCAGCGACCAAAACCTCACCCCGCCGCGTAACGCGCCTGTATGCTCGTCATAGAGCGGCAAAAACTCGGTCTTTTTGAAGAGGTTGTATTCCCACTGATCCTGCCGGTGGCCAATGTGAACATACAGGTAGGCCGCGCCGTTGGCCTGCGCCCAATACGACCACTGATAAGCAGCCTGATCAAAGTCGTTGCCAAGCAATTCTTTGGTATCGTCAACAGCTTCGGGCTTGCCGTTCTTGATAACCTTGTGCTTTCCTGCAAAACTGATTCCGTTACCCAGAGAATAGCTGCACCTGTCCGTTACCAACCGGTGGATCAGTCGGTTTCGAATCTTGAGGTTGCTGGCGGCGAAATTTTCCTCCGGAAGTCCGGCCATCGTGTAGAGAACCTTTATTGTGTTCATGATTTCCAGATTGCGTCCGGCCATGTATTCCTGCTCTACGATGGCACGCTTATATTCATCGCTGTCGCGGTAACTGACCAACGCCTGCTGAATCCACTTTGTTTTGTCTGTCGCTTTTTCGTAATCCTGGAATGTAATCATTTTTCATCACCAGTCCTTTCTTCATCCTGTGCCTTTTCCGGCTTCATGGGTTTTTCCCACCATGCATTTGACCAGAGCATCCGCTCCATCTCATCTTCTGATGGCATACATTTCCCTTTCCCCGCGTGAAAATGCGGATTTGTATTCCCCTCCACTGCGCCGGTCTAATATTCGGCAGACACAGGACGCACTGTCCGGTGCGTCGTCATGCTCCGCGTCTTCCGTAAAGTTGAGGATCTGGTTGATATACTCAGGATCCGTCCCCTCAAGCCATTCAATATTGTTCCACCATTTCCTCAGAAACGTGGAAATCTTGACGTACTTGTTTTCCTGCTCCGTGTACGCCGCCGGAGTCATGCCCTTTCGGCTCAGTTCCTGGGCAAGATAGCCCTTGTCTGCATTCTTTTCACAATACATCGGGCCGCACATGAGCCGCTTGGCATCGGCGATGCAGACATCCAGCACTGTATCGACGTGCCTGCGCCATATCCGGCCATACATATACAACTTGTCGCCCTTCCGCGCACCGCATGTAAATGCTGTGAAATCTTCGCCGCCATATGCAGCATCTATGTGCGCGATGCCATCCCGCAGCATTTCCTGATCTTTGGTAAACACCGGTGGCGTTTTGAATAGTGCGTCTTCTGCGGCGATGTGCAACAGCTCGTAGTTGGCCGCGAACAGGGACGGCGCCATTTTCTGGCGCTTCTCGTCGATCTGTTCCGGAGTCATCAGGCCGGTATGATAGCAGTCCCATTTTTCAGCGGGCGGCATCAGCGTAAAGGCGTCCTCCGGGTGCCACGGTGTTCCGGTGTTGATAATCCTGCCACCATCGCGGTTGATCAGGTTGACAAGCTCCTGATACGCCAGTTTTGTGCGTTCTCGTTCCGCACGGCTTCGCCGGTCTTTGAGGTTGACAATATCGTCGGTGAAGATCCGCTCGAAATGCTTACCAGTCAGGCTGCCCCCGATACCCGCGCCGACAAGCTGACTGGTTCCGCGCGTGTCGGTTGTAAGGTTGGTGTTGATTTCCAGCGCGTTGTCGGTGGTCAGCCGAAGATTGACCCCGTAAATGACGGATACCAGATAAACCGTGCGCGGGTTTTGCAGGATTTTGCGTACCTGATTGATGATCTCTTTGACATCATCGTCCGTTTTGCGGATGAACAGCGTGCGGATATTGGGATGCAAGATGATGTAGATCGTCAGCACAATGGACAGGCACGTGGTTTTGAAGCTTTCCCGGTGGCCCTGCAGCGTCATATCGCCCTCGCCGGAAAGCATCTTGACCATCCAGCCGTTGTGCATTTCGGTGAGCTTTGTGAACCCCACCAGATGCCCGAACTTGTACGGAGTGCGCACAAGGAACCGCACGGCTTCATTCCGTGTCATTATTGATCTCTTCCCCCGTCTCGATCACGTACCCGGTTTCCCCGCATCCAGGGCATTCCAGCTGCTTAAGCCGGGTGCATTCTGGCCGCACACTAATCCACCTGCGTTTGCAGTTGATACAGATAACCTCGCTGACCTTGTGCGGAATGTTTTCCTCGATGTACTTCACTTTTTCATCCATTATGCACCTCTTTCTTTTTCCCGCCACCCGTCCCGCCGATCCCGTGCGCATTGTCTGCTCCGTGTTGCAATCGGGGGAGCAGCCAGCATCAGGAAAGGACGCTATAGCTGACAGGTTCCGGTCGCCGGTGGGGAGCGTCCTACCTTTCTGCTTCCGGCGCCCGTTTGCCTGTTTTGCTCTGTTTGACTTTTGTATGATGCAATCCCTGCCCACTATTGCATCCGCGCTGATCAGGCGCTCCCTGTGCGCTTAATAACGGCGGTGGATTCGAACCACATACACCCGATCCTTTATGCCGAGTCGAACGGCCTTACCATTTTTCCGTTACCATAGGCTATCCATATCGATCAATATTCCGGCTCCTTCATCTGGGCTGCCGTAATCGCGCCCTTGGCAAACATGAAGCCCTGGAACACAAAGCATTTTTCCCCGTGGGTATCACCTGTGCGCATATAGTCCAGCAGAGCGTTTTCGTCCCGCTCGATCTGGGCGGCTATCTCCTTGAGATCCTTGCCTTCGTAGACAAGCTCCCTTTCGATGTACCCCCCCCCGGAGAAAATTTCCAGGCTCATTTTCTTGACCATCGTCTCACCGCCATTCTCACAAACCCGCTGCAGTCCATCGGCCCCGTGATGACCGGAATAAACACATACCGCCCAATGCGGTCACGGATCACGATGTACTTCATTCCCCGGCCTCCTTCACCATTTCCTCTACCTCGGCAATCACGTCCGGCTCCACATCCGCAACCATCACCTTGTCCACGGGTTTGAATCCTGCCGTGTCTCTAAGCAGTTCCCAGAAACGAGGATTGCCCTTGGCAACCTCCTTGACGGCTACCCGCACCATCATCTGGCCCCCGGTGATCTTCTCGCCGTCCTTGCCAGTTGCGACTTCTTCCTCCATCCAGAGCTGACAGAGCTTCCGCAGGTCGCCCTTCTCGCGCCGCTTCGCTGCAGATGCCAGAGCGGCTGCCCTTGCGCTTTCGCCGGATTCAAACCGCTTGCCCGGCAGCGTGTCCAGCGACTGCTTTAAGAAGCGTCCCTTTTCGTCCCTCTTTGCGTTATCCGTGGCTTTCTTTTTCTTCTCGGCCATTTATGCCACCCCTCGTCGTGCAGCGGCCTGATACTGTTTGCCGTATTCCGTGTATTGAGTCAAATAATGATGGATCATTTTGCCTGCACATCCTTTCAAAATGGAGCGGTTTGGTCGGAGTCGAACCGCCATCTGCAATTTGGTAAATTGCTGTCCTACTGTTGAACGAAAACCGCATGATGGGCGATCATTCGCCCTTTTTCGGATATGGCAAAGCTTTTTTCTGCCATTCTTTCCGAAGCTTTTTATCATAAACCCACAGATACTTGTGCTTCCCTTTGGTAACCCATGCATGAGCATGAGAATCAACATTTTGCCTTAACCATTCTTCATTATGCTTCCACCCCTTACTGCTTATAGTTCTGCCGTGCATTTTTTTGCCATGGATAATATATGCTCCATCTTTTTCACCAACCAAGGTATCACCGAGATAAATCCAATTTGTTGCTTGGTATATAGTTCCGGCATGATTCTGATCCATATCTGCATAACTTACAATCATTTTTACTTGTGGGGCATCTCTATGAAGTTGCTTAATTGAAGCAGCAACACATTCAGAAGTACAAGGTTGTTTTCCATTTAATGCCACTCTTACAAGTTCAACAATTTCACCACATTTTAAACCAAACGGATTTCCAATTCTATTATTTGCACCACCACCAAAGATAATTGTCCCACACCATTCCTTGTTTTCATTATAAACATTATATGCATAACTCGCAGATGGAACTGCCTTTGCATAATGAAAATACAAACAGGAATATCTTATTGCTTCTGGATTGGCTCTTTTTAAAGTAATCATCCTTTCACCACCGAATAAGTCACACCTATTTTATTAGCAAATTGTTTTACTTCTTCTTCATGTTCTGAATATTCTTCATAACTGAGAAAAGTAAATTTCACTGCCATTGGTGCATTGGCATCATAATCATCTCCATCCAGATTTTCAGGAATAGGTGGCATCTCATCGAAAGTGAAGTTGAGGTCGCTCATATCGATGCCATCAATGTCCAGAGCGGCCAGCTCTTCCTGCAGCAGGTCAAAATCCCATGCACTCATCTCCGCGCTGCGGTTATGCCGGATGGCGTACTCCCTGCGCTGGGCGTCCGTCAGGTGATCCAGCCGGATGCAGGGCACCTTTTCCAGATGCAGCTCCTTGGCTGCGATGGCCCGACCATGACCCTCCACGATGATGTTGTTCTTGCCCCAGATGCCGATGGGATCATCAAATCCAACATCCAGGATGCTTTTCTTGATGCCCTCAATATCTGTCGGGGAGTGCTTGCGGGTGTTCTTCTCATATGGCGTCAAAGAATCCACCGGCAGGTATTCGATTTTCAGCTCAAACTCCTTCATGATTTTTCCTCCTGTTTTACGATTTTCAGCTCATATCCAAGCGGTTTCAGAAGCTGCACCAGAACGGTCAATTTACAGTTTCCCCGGTTGAATGTATTGCTGACCAATTTTCCGAACTGGTCAAACCCCGCTCTCCGGCACCATTCAGCTTGCGTCAGGTCTTGTTCCTGGCGTATCTCATCGGCCCGGAGTATCAGCTGCCGTGCGTCCATTGTTTCACCTCTCTGTCCCCGCTGGAAAGGAATAAATTGTCAAATTTTCCGATTCCATCCTCGTTTTTGTCAAAATATCGGAATAAAGCATGCGCCGACCCCATTCAGCCTGTCTTTTGCGGCGTCAAATGTCAATTTGCGGGCCACCGCATATGCAGAGGATCAGGCGAGGGTGGACAACCCCGCGAATAGGCCCCGACCCGCTGGCCTGTAGCCAGCCTGGCGCATGCTGGATGTTATTTGTTTACGCGCTTTTCCGCTCGCATACCAGTCGCATTGTCAGCGTCATTCGCCCTCCAAGCGCCGGAGCCATCTGTTCATCTTCTCGTTCTTGATCCGGTCGATATCCACGATGTTCAGCTTCAGCTGATCCACGTAAAGCATCACATCTGCAACCTCTTCGTACAGGTCATCAATGGCCGTTTCTTCCGTCTTCGGTGTCGGGTTGGTCTTGTCGTACACCCGGCGCAATTTCAACGCCGCGTGGGCCAGTTCCGCGCCTTCCTCGGCCAGCCCGGCCAGCAGTTCGACCACCGGCAGCAGTGTCGTTTGTGGCAGCATCGTCATTCCTCCTTCCGTTTACCATCAGCGCAGAACCAATTATCTCCATTTTCAATCCAATAATCACATTCAAGATGATGCTTGCAATCCTTGCACCGGACAACAACTACAAAATCATCGAATGTTCCCTTGAGCCTGTCTTGCTGTTCCTTTGTCAAAAAAGACTCTGTTGCAAGATGTGGCATTGAATCACACAAACCTTTCATTCCCACTTCACCGGCTTTCCGCACTCATGGCAATATTTATCGTTCGGATTGATAGCCGTCTGACAGTTCCCACATACGTTCCACCACGTAACGCCGGAACTGCTGGTTTGTATTCTGGGTTCCACTGGTTCCTGCTCTTTCAGCATGGCAATAGCCATATCCAATGCTTCTCTCAATATCGTATAGTTTTCCGGTGGATAATTTGCGTTAATTGCTTCAATTGCTTCTTGATTTGTCATTCCCACTTCACAGCCTTTCCACATTTTGCACAAAATCCGACCTTATACGCAGGAATCAGTTCCGAACGGCAGTGCATCCCGGATGTCATTGAGTACCGACAAGCACCGCACTCATACCAGTTTGAACGAGGATTATAATGCGGTTTAACCGCTTCCTGCTCTTTCAGCATGGAAATGGCTTCGTTAATGTATTTAATGACATATTTTGCACAGTCTCCATGACTGTATAGCAAACAATCTGACTTACACATGCTATGCCTATTATCGTAACAATCGACATATGCTTTCAAGCCTTTGATTACCTTCTCCCTGTCAATCATTCCATTTCACCTTCTTTCCGCACATCCTACAGAATTTATCGCCATCTGTTATGGCTACGCCGCACGAACCGCAACACCAGACAAGCATATGCATAACTTCGCGCTGTATAACCTGTACTGCTTCCTGCTCTTTCAGCAGGGCAATTACATCCGTATACATCTCATGCAGATCACCATCATCTTGTACAAGTTCACAGTTCGCACAATCTCTGTCACAATCATTGTGCGCTCCACGTAGCATGCATTCATGCTCAATCCCAAGCAGTTCGATCATTCGTTGAATTGTCATTGCCACTTCACCTTCTGCCCACAGAATCCGCAATACTCACGGTTGACTATCCAAAGCACTACCTGATGGCATTTCGGGCAGAATCCTTTCCGCTCCCAGCGACCCGGCTCCACCTCGCATTGTCTGTCAAAGATTACAGACTTCGGTTCTTGATCTTTCAGCAGTTCGATTGCGTCTCTCATCTGCTCGAATGCTTTCTCTGTCATTATCACTTCACCAGTCCTTTTTATGCCATTTTCCATCAATACCCTCATACATCAATTCTTGTTTGCCAAGCATAGCATCATTAAAACCTTTCTCATATTCGGCTTTCTGCTCTTTCAGCAGGGCAAGGGCGTCTTTCATCAAATATGTCGTACAAGATGTTACCTTGTCTATCCCTTCGTCTGTGCTCTTGTATGGGCAATTATTGTGCATATTCGCAATGCAGCACTCCAGCCCTTTGACAACCTTCTCCCGTTCAATCATTGTGTTTGTCCCTCCGTTTCCAGTGCTTCCAGCTGGTCGACCGTCATTACCGTGACTGACCGGAGCCGGTGACCTTTGTCGTGTTTCAATCGGCTGCATTCCTGATACAGTGTATTGACCGATATACCGAGTGCCGCTGCGCATTCCTTTGCCGTTGCATATGCTATAATGATCGTGTCATCATCTGGTTTGTTGTTCCATGCGCAGTATAGCTGTCCCATCGTTGCCACCTCTTAAACCTTCACAACCTGGCAGAACCGCAGCACACTGTTTTCCCGGATGAACCGCTCGGCCACTGCTTGATCTCTGAATACCCTGGCATGTTTCAGATCCGGTGTGTACTCTGCGGTGACAATGGCCGAGCTTGTGTCACGTTCCCTTCGTCCGGAAAATACCGGATGTCCATATTCCCCGCATCGCCATTGCATGGCGCCGACGCTTGTAATCTCCCGGAGATATAGCCCGCTGTTGACGATCAGGTAGCCCACGGCCACACCCGCTTTCTGATTCGGTACCAGATTGTCGGCCGGAAATGCGGGCATCCATCCGCACACCGGTTTCGTCTGGATCCATCGTACCGGCAGCACACCTGCCGCTTGCGTCCGCTGATTTCGCTGTAATGAATGCAATCCTTCATCTTCATCCTCCTTTTCGTCCTCCTTATCCTGCGTTGCCCATTCCGGCTTCTGCAAGCTGCACAAACCGCTTGATCTGTTCAGTCTGGCTGTCATCATACTCGCGCTGGTGGTACTGCTGAGCCGGTACGGTGGCACGGGCCGACCTCTGCGGCTTTGGATCACCGCGAAGGACGGCCCGAAGGTAGGCGATGCTCGGCGCACTGTGCTCAACGCAGGCGTCTATGGCATCCAGCATTTTCTGTTTTCCGTGTTCGGCGTAGAAAGCTATAAGCGTATCGCGGACTGATTCGCTCTTGGGGAACCCGGCCCGCTCGGCAGCATCAAGCACGATGTCATGATCTTGCTGCACCTGCTGCGCTTCTTCCATCGAAATACCGCCAGCTTTGTCATCGTCGTCGTCCTCACGCGTGCGCGTATTACGACTACGATTAGGATTCGGATTAGGATTGGATTGGATTGGATTACGGGGACTTTTGCTCGCAACTGCTTTCAATTGATCGCAATTGTTTTCAGTTGCTTGCGGAGCAGGGTATTTTGATTTCTGGTTGCGTATGGTCTGATGCTTGTCCCAACTCGGAAAACAAAGGTATTTTTCTCCTTCAACCTCGTAAAGCAGAATGCATCCATTGTCAGCAAGCTCCTGCAAGCCTTCAGAAATATCGCGCACAGTAATACGATCCAGCAGCGGGAAGCACCGGCCCTTTATGATCGCAGCGCGACCATCACCGCGCCCATAATCGTCCACATAAGTAACCAGGCATGTCCAGAGACGGAATCCGAAGTCAGAAAGAGAGTTGATCTTCTCGGATGTGCAGATGGTTTCTTTAATAAGTCTGTTTGGCATTCCTGAAGCCCCCTTTTTTGGAAATTGTTGTGTTTGCCCTTATTTTCAGAACGGCAGCTGTCCGTCATCCATCTGGACTTGCTGATAACCGCTCTGCGGATCATACGCTGGCGCCTGCGGCGCGTATCCTGCTGGCATCTGCTGGCTCTGCTGATCCCTGGGCGTCAGAAATTCGACGTCCTGTGCCGTCACTTCCATGTTGGCCCGGGTGACGCCATCCTGCCCGGTGTAGGTATTGACGGACACAGGCCCAATGACGCATACCTTCCGGCCCTTGGCGAGGTATTTTGAGCAGTTTACACCAAGCTCACGCCATGCCGTCACCCGGAAGAAATCCGCTTCCGGCTGCTGCTGATCCTGCGTTTTCTTGCGGTTTACAGCCACCGTAAAGGTGCATACTTGAATTCCTGTCGTGGTGGAGCGCAGCTCCGGATCCCTGGTTAAATTTCCGATAATGGTCAGCTTGTTCATGGTTATTCCTCCTCTACGTCTTTGCTCAGTGGCATCGGATTCCTGATCACATCCGCTGCACGGATGCCGAGTGCTTTGCAGATCATCGTCCAGCGTTTGATGCAGTCGATCTCGTTTTTGTAGTACTCCGTCCGGCTAAACAGCCGACCTTTGCTTTTGAAGGTAATTCGGATATTCCGCTTTTCCGGCAGGATCACGTAGGCGTCCTGGATGGCTTTGATCGGGACGATTTCGCGCTGGATAAACTGTTCATAGTCCTTCTTGCCGTCCATCAGCGACTTTCCAAGATCGCCCTGGCCGAACCTTAATTCAATAAACTTTGCCATAACTGATCACCATTTCATTAAACTTCCCGAATCTGAATACCGTGCCGGTAAAGCATCAATTTCTTTTTCAGCTTATACACATCGGTCTTCATGCCCTTTGCATCCTCAACGACCAGCTTGTACGTCTTCCTGTCCCGGTACACAAAATCGGCGATATATTTTGCTTCCCGCTCGATGACTCTGCCGGTGATTTCGTCCCGCTGTGTCGGGATCAGGCAGAATGAAACCTGTCGGGAAAGCTCGCATATATCTCCGGCCCTTTCCAGCAGCTTCAGTTCTGCCCATCGCTGCGCTTCGTGTTTGCTATCGAATGTTTCACCATCAACCAGAACCTTGCGGTTGTGATATTTGTTTGCCGGGGACTGACGTCCGAATATATTGCCCATTATTGTTCCTCCATCGCCGGATCCGGTTCCATCCATTCTGCCCGGATGTATCCCCGGCTGGTTATCAGCCATTCACCAGCCTTGTAATAGACTGTTGCATTTGATCCATTGTTGAGCCATCCATGTTTGCCGCTGATACGATCTCCGTCAATCCATCGCCTGCAGGCTACACGTTTACGGGCGACACATACGTAACGCTCCATAACCTCCTGCGGCTCTTCATCGCTGATGAATCCAGCAAATACCCAACCGTCCCCTGTTTCACCGAAACCAATGATGTGGATAAATCCATCACGGATTATTCCATCCGTTTCGATCTCGTCACCGGCTTCCAGATATCCGACCTCTGCGGATCGTTTGCTGGCCTTCTCCCTGACATTGACATAATCATCCGGCATACAGGCGATCCAGCGCGTTTCCGCTGTGGCCCCGCTGATCGTGAGCAGGGCCAGCAGCAAACAAATAATCTTTTTCATGGATCTTCATCCTCTCTGGACATAATCATGAGTTCGTCTCCCGGATGCCCTCCTGTCTCCTTACAGCATTGATATACGGCATGAAGTCCACAGCATCAAATTTGTATTCCTTCAGACGGTTCCGGTTCGCCTTGAAGTCCCTGATGGCCTGATAAAGAATATTGATGTGCTTGATCTGTACGGACGCTGATCCGGTGGGATACTTCTCAATAAACATTCTCGCTGCTATAAGCGCCGGGCTTGGATCTCTGGCCTGATCGGCATTTATGCTTTGGTTGTTAAAAGTCCAGAAAAAATCCTCCATCAGCTCATCGGAAAACAGCTTCAGTTTCCTGCACACATACACAAACAGAACGACGCTCGCCTTTTCGCCGAGTGCCTTTTTCCGGCCTTTCATAGCGATCCGCTGCGCTTCATGAAGCTCATCTTTGTGCGCAAGAATATAATCGGCCTGAACGCCTTTCACAGCCGATCCGTGAAATCCAAACAGCAGGATCCTCGACGCGCTTGCGCAGCAGCTTTTGACCGGCGCATTCATCGCGCTGCAGACCTGGCGAATATTCCGGTTTGATCCAAGGTCGAAGATATTGACGTCATTCTCAACGCCGCGGACAACCAAGAACGGAACAACCGCGTCCGCGATCGTCACCGCCATAAGTCGATGCTGTCCGTCCTTCAGCTTGCCATTCTGATCAAACACAATCGGTTCCCCGTTCAGAACCCATTTTCCGGCTTTCATATCCTCTGCGTAAGTCTTCGCTATCCGCAGGTTCATGCTTCTGTAGTTGCCCGTATTAAGTTGCAAATATTCCTGTGCGCGTTCCTTGTTAATGTTCTCCACTGTGGTTTGAATCATTGTCTTTGCCCTCCCATTTCTTTGCCCATCTTCCGAGCATTCTTTGTTCTTCCTTTGGTGTGATCGTTGGAATCCCGAGCGATTCCGCTTCCTGGATCAAACTATCCAGCAGTGCGCTCATCTGCGCTGTGTCGTATGTGCTGCTTCCGAAAAACACCCGGATGCTGCACCAGCCCGCCTCATCCTCGTCGACAACCTCCACCTGATTGCCAAGCCCCTGCTTTTCCCAAATCTGCGTAAATACAGGCAGCGCGTCAGCCTTAATGAACATATCCTTGCTGACCCCGCCAATATCCAGAATGGCTTTCCGGTATACGTCCCGTCGCTTTACATGGCTCTTTGCGGTGATCTGATCAATCAGTGCCCATGCGTACCGGTTGGCTTCCAGACTGCGGTGCTTTGTCGCCTTTTTGATCGTGATCTCAACCGGCGCGTCCTTCAGCTCATCGTAGGTTTCCCTGAAATCGGCGGTTACCGTGACGGTGATGTTCTGACTATCACCGTCCGGTGTCAGGGAAAATCCTGTAAGCCGCCCTTCCATATCAGCTGGCCTTCCTTGCCACGTGGTACTGATGCACTGCATCCATCAGCGCCTGCGCCTGTTCGAGCTTCATGGTGGCACTCGGTACATCCGGCACGGTTCCGGCCTTGATCAGCTCCGCTCTGGCGCCCATGAAATCGAATCCCGGAAATTCGGCCTTCATTTCAGCAATCCGGCGCGTGATGAAAGCTCCGGCAGTTTCTCCCTGCATGGGCGTGTTTGACGGCATTTCCGGGCCGTTTGCGGGCATTTGTGCCTGCGCCGGGGGAACAGTCGTGGATGTCGTGACAGCGGCCTTTCCGGGGCTGTTTTGCGGGTTTTTCTGGGTGTCTTTGTCCGAATCGTTTTCGGGATTCTTCGGCGAGAGCGAATCATCATCGGAATCCTTGCTGTCATCGATCATAAGCAGCGCGTTGAGCGCGTATTTGCGAGCGTATGAACTGCAAGCTCCGGTGATCTGGCATCCGTCCATGCCTTTTTTCTGCTCGTCCTCTCTGGCGTAAGCGGTTGCGTCCACCCTCTGCTCCCCATCGGTCAGGGTAGCCGTTGCGCGGATATAGTAGCGTTCCCCGACCATAACCGGCTCGTCATTGATAACGAGCGCGAGCCCGTTGAGCAGTGGCTTAACCGCTTCCAAAATGCCCTCCGCGTTGCGGTATTTGTAGTTGCCGAATTTGTTGTAAAGGTTTTTGGGAGCTTTCAGCTCACGCTGGATTCTGGCCAGCTCTGCATAAATGTTGTCCATGTGTTTGCCCTCCTTTTTATTTCACCGTGACCGTAAATTTCGGTTCGCGGTTGGTGACTGTTACTCCGGGAACCAGTTCCCCGTCCGGGGTGACCACCCGGAGGATCCCGTTTTCGTCCTCTGCCGTCTGGATGCCATTCTTGCCCTTGAGCGTCTTCTTAAATTCGCCCCAGCGTGCTTCCTTTTTGATTGCTACCATATCGGCCAGATCGTTCTTTTCCAACCACGGCACCAGCTGGTCATCCTGGACATCGTATTTGGGATCCTGAATGCTGAGTTTCATAGTGCCGCCTGGCATGTCGTACGTCAGAATTTTAGTTCCGGTTGTGGGCACCATATCGAAGTACGGCCGCAAACAGGATTCAGCCCAGAAGCGGGTGCGCTCGTAAATCTCCTTAGCCTTCTTTTTCTGCTGATCGTACCATGCATCCATGCGTTCATACTGCTGCTGTGCCGCTTTCAGCTGCATGAGGATCATTTCCGCGCTGGTATCATCCAGAACCGCTACCTGATCCAGCTTTTCTTCTTCCCCTGCTTCCATTTCAGGCTCGAGGATTCTTGCTTCACTCATGTTATTTTCCCCCTTGTTTTTTTGATCGCCATCATTTATAATGATGACGTGAATTATTGTGTTTGCCCTCAATTGTTCACACTCAACCGCGTCAGTGGCCCCTGATGCGGTTTTTCTGTTGCTTTCATCTGCACCACCCGCTTACTCCGGCCAGATCAGGCATTTTGCGGCGCCGTTTCCAGAGCCGGTAACGTGCCATCAGGCCGAACCGCTGCCCCCGGCTGACCCTTCTGGAACCGGGAACGTAATAGAATCCAGTCATATCATCCCGCCTGCCTTTCCATGCGGCTGATCTGATTTTCAATGTAGGATGCCTGATCTTCCGTTTCCATCGCCAGTGATTCGATCCGGTGTTCTTCCGGGCATCCGGCGACCTTTCCAGCGGCATCGTGCAGCTTAGCGGCCGCTTCGTTCAGCTTGCGCATGGCTTCCTGCAGTTCGCCGATTGCCGGGTACCACCCGGATTCCCAAGGCTGCTCCTGCTCTTCCTCTTCCGGGATATCGTTCAGATCCTCCCAAAGCCGCGCCGTGCTGGCCTCCCACATGGCGTCAATGTCCTGCCCGTAACTGTTAATCATCTGTGTCTGCCCCTTTCTTATGCTCTCTTGCGCATTTTCTCGCGCATCATTGCGGCCCGGATCAGCTCCGGCGGTGCCACCGTCCGGCTATGCTCATATGCGGCCAGCGCCCGCTCCGTGACCATGTATGGCCGTTCCATGTGTTCCATGCGCTGGATGTGCCGGATCGCCGTCTGCCTGCTGCACTGGTACCGGGCCATGATGTCGTGAACACTA